TGTTGGCAAGTCTGGCAACCCTTCTGGTATTGCACTCCTTGCAGTTCCACCTCCGATTTAAGCCTCTGTTGATGATTATCCATTCTCCTCCCTCCGGCTTTTTCCTTTGCCTACAGCTGCTACACAGCCTGTCTTCAATGAAACCTTCTACTTTTTTACCAGCTGCCATACATTGACACCTCTCCCGTTACCGCTAGTCCTAGCCTGTTTGCTAGATACCAGTTGACCTCTATTCTCCATGCGCTTACACAGCCTAAACAATGACTCCATGCTGATCTGCTCATTGAGCAATAAGATCTCTTCATGTAACTCTGGTGTAGACAGGCTGCCAGCCTCACGCAATACATGAGCCACAATCAGATCAAAGTTCGATGTCCGAGGCTTACCTACCTTGGTTGGTGTGTCACCACCTATTCCAACATTGATGACCATCTTGCCAGCCACCCTGATGATCGGTGGATTAACACCCATCAGCTGATCAACCAGATACTTCCATGTCATTCCAGTGCATCTCTCAGCATCGGGATAAAATCGTCCAGTCTCAGGCAAACCCTCCAAGGCTGTCCGTTCCGTCTGTATGCCAGTACTGGTATTTCTCCAGACTTGCTGCATGATTCCACTTGTTCGCTCCATTTGTCGACCTGTAACCTTTCTTGTCGTTTAACTTCAATACGAAACTTCTGGATGGTTATGTCATCCGCACCGTCTCGTGCCTGTCCTAGATTGCGCTTAACCTCGAAACCTAAGTGATTCTTTAAGATACCTGCCAGCTCACGCTCACCAGCTGCACCCTTGGTACGCTTACCTCTTCCATTCATAGTCTGTATTCCCATCTAGTTTTAGTGCCAGTTGCAGCCTGTTTGTCTGCTCGTTCTCTGGTGGCTGTAGTCCAATCTATATTCTCTACCCTGCTTGCAGCTGTCCATCCAGAAGCTTTGTAAATAGTACCGCTATGCTTAGATTCATCCTGATAGCTGATGAATCCAATGATGTCTGGATACTTCAATTGAATTAAGTTACGCATTACCTTCAGCATCCGACTGGCAGTGTTAGCTGGTGCATCAGAAGCAATTGCAAAACGTCTTAACTCAATTAACCGATCACCATCTTTTAGTCTGTTACCTGCCACAGGACTAGTCCAGATAGCAGTCGCATAAAACACACCATCAAACTCAGCGCCAAAGAATATTGCATACTTATTGCGTAGCAAATTACCCTTCTGAGTACGAGGTAGCATTGAATGCCACAGAGCATTTAGTTCCATTGCCCTGTCTACTGATATCTCGCCAATATGCAGCTGCAATGGTGAGCTGGGAGCAATGGTTTCATCCTGAGACTGAAACAGTGGGTGAACTATGCGTATATCCATGCCTAAACTGCACCCAGCATCTTGTTTAGCCTGTCATGAGTGCTGTTATAGCGCTGCTTGAGACTATCCAGCAGCAGTTCATCAATAATTGATGCTCTGGATCTACGCTGCTCACCAGCCGCACGATCAAGTAATGCTCTGGTCTCAGGACGTAACCTAATTAGCAACGTGTTGTACTTATTTTCCATCTTACCTCCCTTTGTATTGCGCCACGATATCATAAATGACCTGCGGAACCATAAATTTATTTAAATTATTTTGATTTAGGGTATTGCATATCGCTGCGATATCGCATACATTAACGGAACTGGCACTACAAACCAGTCAATCTACCGAGAAACAGGAGATCTAAAATGACAAAATATGTAGCTTACTTTCGTGTATCAACTACCAAGCAGGGTCAATCAGGCTTAGGTCTAGAGGCTCAACAAGAGGCTGTAAAGCAATACGCTGACAGCATCATCCACTCATTCACCGAGATCGAATCAGGCAAGAACGATAGCCGCATCCAGTTGGCAGCAGCTATTGAGTTATGCCGTACCTCTGGCGCATCTTTACTTATTGCCAAGCTTGATCGTCTCAGTCGTGATGCAGCATTCTTAATGACCATCCGCAAGTCTGGTGTAGACATCGTGGCAGCTGATATGCCAAATGCCAGCACACTAGAATTTGGTATCAAAGCAATCTTTGCACAGCATGAGCGTGAAGAGATCAGCAAGCGTACCAAGGTAGCTCTGGCAGCAGCTAAAGCTCGTGGTGTAAAGCTTGGTACTAAGTCACCAGCAATCAGCTCCGCAGCCGGTGTAGCAGCTCTGCAAGCTAATGCAGATCAGTTCGCACAGAAAGTATTGCCAATCATTCGTGACCTTAAAGCAGCTGGTTACACAAGCTTGCGTCAGATCGCAGCAGCACTGACAGAGCGCCAAGTTCAGACAGTTCGTGGCAGCATCAACTGGTCAGCATCACAAGTATCCAACATCATAGCTAGGGAGGTAGCATAATGGATCACAAAGACATAATGGATAACGTCATCATCGCCATCGGCATAGCAGTTCTAGTCGCAGCTGTATCGGGGTGGCTATGAGATCAGCATGGGAGATACCTTCTGGCAAGCAGTTAAAGCTAGACATCATGCGCCACCATGAGGAAACCAAGGCTGAGTATTTAGCAGCCGCAAGATCCTTTGCCATCGACTACAGCAGAAAGCATGGCAGCGTCAGCATCAATGAAGTAAGGGAGGCTGTGCCTGTGCCGGATGATATTCATCCAAGTGTACTTGGCGCTGTCTTTCGTGGTCATCAGTGGCAGCCAAACGGTTACACAGTAGCAAAGCATTCGAGCGCTCATGCTCGTACAATCCGCACTTATAAATATAGAGGAGATATATCTTGGTAGGAAAAGTCACCCCCGATACAATCCTGTCAGCCAGCCGTTTGCCAGCTGTCATGGGTATGAGTAAGTACCGCAGCCCTAACGATGAATTGCAAGTTAGTCTAGGGGCAATTAATGGGAAAACTCCCCCTAATATTTCTAATGAGGCAATGGACTGGGGCAATCAGCTGGAGCCTATGATCTTGGCTGAGACAGCAAAGCGCCTAGAGTTATCCGATCTCAAGCTAATTCATGAAAAGCCATACTTCCATGAGACGCTGCCGTTATGCTGCTCACTGGATGGTCTAGCTGATGGACGTAGCCAGTTGATCAAGCATGATCCTGATGCAGGTATCTATGTGATGGGAGCGCCAAGCATTGTGCTGGACGGGCTCGGAGTGCTAGAGGCAAAGCTTACAGGTAATGCACCAGAGGAAGAGCCACCACTGTGGAGAGGAGCTATCCAGTTACAGGCTCAAATGGATATCATGCAAGCTAAGTGGGGCGCTGTAGCTACACTGTACCAAGGCACTAAGCTACGCATATTCTTATTTACTCCACACCAAGCCACGCTGGATCGCATTAAGGAAGTAGCACTAGACTTCCAGAATCGGCTGGAGATCTACAAGAATGAGCATAGGGTAGAGGCATTTCCCGCACAGAATAGTAAGGACGCAGACAGAATGTATTCGGTAGCAAGCTCAGATTCTGAGCCACTAGAGTTGGATGATGCAGCAGCTGAGTACGCTAAGTTAATCCTTGAATGCAAGGCTGAGATCGAGGCACGTACTGAATTAATAAACCAGTGCGAGACACAGCTCAAGGAATTGTTACAGGATAAACCTGTCGGTATTGCTGGCAAGTACAAGGTGAGTTGGGGTATGCGTAACTACAAGGCACAACCTGAAAAAATTACACCAGCCAAAGAGGCATACTCAGTGCGCCAGTCCACATTAACCATTAAGGAATTGTCGTGAATATAAACGATGGCACATTAATAAAGGCACGACTGGAGGCAGCCAAAGCAGTACAGGCAGCAATAGATTATCCGCTGGAAGACAGATCTCTGTTAGCAGTGGATGCTATTGTGGCTGCAACTCTCGCAACTATTCAAGCATATATGGGAGGACATGATGTCAGAGATCAGTAAGTTTTCAGAGCTACGCAAAATAGATGTGTCTGGAATTGTAGAAAAAAAAATGGGGCTGTCGTATCTATCTTGGGCTTGGGCAGTAGATACGCTATTGCTTAATGATCCGGCTGCTACTTGGGAATACAAAGAGCCAGTGCGCTGGAATGATACTGTGATGGTTTTCTGTACCGTCAAAGCTTTTGGTGTGGAGCGTACAGCACAGCTGCCAGTGATGGATCACAGGAATAAGGCAGTGCCTAATCCTGATGCGTTTCAGGTCAACACAGCAATGCAGCGCTGTCTTGCCAAGGCTATCGCTTTGCATGGGATAGGTCTATATATCTATGCGGGTGAAGACACACCACAAGAGCCAGAGTCAGCCAATCCACTGGATGCTATTAAACCTGTGCAAGTAGCGCCAGAGCCTGTGGTTACTGGTGGAGAATGGCATCTCATGTATCCGAACAAACCTGATCCGGCAAAAAGCTTTGAGACTTCAGATCAGTGGGAGGACGAGTACAATTCCACAGCCATGAAGACAGCTAAGTCAGGTAGTTACACGCACCGAGAGCGCATGACTAAGTTGCGTGAACTAAAAGAGGCTAACCAAGCTACGCTAGATAAGCTTGATCCAGTTCGTAAGCTTTGGCATGGTAAGCAATACGCTGATAGACTAAAGAGTCTTGGCGCTGCTATGCCACCAGCCCAACCAGAAGTCGAGCCAGTAGCAGAGTAAACCACAGGCACAGGATTATGCGTATTGTCTTGTGCCTGTCTTATCGATAATCAATTTCTGACCACGAGGTTTAGCATCAGCCGTATTAGGAATAGACACATGAGTCCACCTGTCAAACTCTCGTATGACTTGATCAAATGGAAGACCAGCTGCGATGATCGCTTTCACAACTTCATCAGGAGACATTTGCGGAACTCGGATATCAGCCGCACAGCCCAGCCTGTGCTGACTCCGATCCGATTTACTACCTACGGCATCATTTACCTGCTTACTCCTAAATGCGCTATTTACGATGATCGGCTTGCCGCCTACCGCAGACTTCACCGTCTCCAGAAATGCAGCCAGTCGTTTAAGGTTCGCCAATTCAGATTCATTAGGCGTGTTATCAAACTCTCTGTGATCCGTATGCGTAAGCTCATCGAGAGAAAAATTTTCACTTAGTTTCATTTACGTTCTTCCTCCAAAATCATTTGACAGGCAGTTAGTTGGTAAGTAATTTGGTCTGCTCGCTCTGCTTCAGCTGCAAGATCTCTGACAAATTCTTCAGGAAGGTAGCAGATTGTTTCTGGCTGATTGCTGCTGGCACTGGTGGTAGCTGTGGACACTGCGCTGCTATGGTCTGCACTCTTGGCGCTTGGGAGGCGCAACCCACCAGAGCCAATGTTATTAAGCAAAGCATTCTTTTCATCTTGTACCTTTCTATTGTCTGCAATTAACTTAGCCTCCACAGCTCTAAACTGTGCAGCCTGTCTGCGCTCGGTAGCTATGGCTTCGTCCTGCGCTTTCTTAATAGCCAGCGCAGCCTGTGCATTAGCTTCTGCTTTCTCTGCTTGCCACTCAGCCTGTATGACAGCCTGTCCTTGCCTATGTCCGTAGAAGTAGGCAGAGATAGCTACCACTAGCATAGCCAGTACGATCCATGACCTAGGCATTCTCTTCCTTTCCTGCCTTAATTGATTCAATCTTTTCCTGACCACGAGTCCAAGCAGAGATCCCAAGGATAGCCATGAAAGTAATATGTATAAATCCACCTGATTGCAGAGTCAGTGAAGTCCATTCTCTGAATGCATCATTGGCTGCTTGCGTTTCCCAAAATTGTACGATAGTCCAGAAGACAGGAAAGATTACAAAGTCGCACAAGCAAATAATCATGTAAGTGATAGCCATCATTGGTCTCCACTTTTTGGTCATCCAATCATCATTGTTCATTGACTACCTCCCTGATTAAACATCCACCGAATAAACCACGCAAACCCTGCAATGATCAGTGTAATTACAAAGCCACCGATACAGTTGTAA